AATCCCGTGAATCCGAGACACACGCTAAAGAAACTCGTAGAACCCCATGGAGACCAGTAAGAAAACTAGAAACACCTCCAGCACCTGAAGGATATGAATATCGTTGGATAAGAGAATCAATGATGGGGCAAGAGGATAGAGCAAACGTAAGCAGAAGACTTAGGGAGGGTTGGGAACTTGTGAAAGGAACTGACTTACCTGAAGGATTTAACTTACCTACTATGGATTCTGGCAGACACACTGGTATTGTTTATAACGAAGGACTTTTATTAGCGAAAATACCTCTTGAAACTATTGCTGAACGTAATGCTTATTACGCTGGTAAGACTCAACAAGCTACAGAAGCATTAGACAATAACATGTTTAATGAGTCTGCTAGGGATGGGAGATATGTGAAGTATGAATCGCAAAGAAAGTCTAATGTCACTTTTGGTAAGAAGTGACAATCATAACTTAATAGGTAAAAAATATGGCTAATAAAGATAGTGCATTTGGTTTAAAACCTGTTCGTATGATGGGAGGAGCACCCTACTCTGGAGGACAATCTAGGTATAGGATAGCGAGTGGAGCCACTACACCAATATTCCAAGGAGACTTGGTAACGCAATTAACTGCTGGAGTTTTGGGTCGACACGCTGCTACTGGTACTGTTCCTATTGTCGGAGTGTTCAATGGTGTCAGTTACACTGACCCAACATCAGGTGAACAAGTTTTCAAAAACCATTACCCCGGAAGCATAGCAGCTTCTGACATAATAGCTAACGTGATTGACGATAGTAATGTTGTATTTGAAGTACAAGCAGACGACACTTTCCCTGTCGCTGATTTGTTTGGAAATTTTGACATTGTTGATGGTTCACCAGTTGGCGATACTTCTTCAGGCATATCTAATCAAGAGGTGGATGTAACCACTGGAGCTACAACAGCTACACTTCCTCTGAAAGTAATAGATATTTCTGAAGACCCCTCTAACAGTGATGTAGCATCAGCTAACACCAATGTTCTATGTGTGATTCAAAACCACATTATGGGGCAGAAAGGTGCTGGTTTAGCATAAGGAGTTAAATAATGGCAATATCAAGAGCTCAACTCGCTAAAGAGTTAGAACCCGGATTAAACAGTCTTTTTGGCTTGTCTTATGATGAGTACGACAGAGAGTATGAAGAAATCTTTGCAATAGAGGATTCTCAACGTGCCTTTGAAGAAGAAGTGTTAATCACTGGATTTGGTTCAGCCCCAACAAAAACTGAAGGTCAAGGTGTCAGTTTTGACAACGCCTCTGAGAGTTACAGTGCACGTTATACCCACGATACAGTGGCATTAGCTTTTGCACTTACAGAAGAATCAGTAGAAGATAATTTATACGATTCGCTTGGGAAAAGGTATGTAAAAGCACTAGCTAAGTCTATGGCACATACTAAAGAGGTAAAAGGTGCTGATATTCTGAATAATGCTTTTTCATCCAGTTTTACTGGAGGAGATGGCAAGTCACTGATTGCTACTGACCACCCACTATCTGGTGGCGGTTCAGCTGCAAACAGGCAGACATCAATGGCTGACCTCAATGAGACTTCACTTGAAGCTATGCTCATTGACATCAGTGATTTTGTTGATGACAGAGGATTGTTAATATCTGTACAAGCAACAAAAATGATAGTTCCTAGTGAGCTTGTTTTTGTAGCTGACAGAATATTAAATTCTACTCTCAGAACAGCAACTGCTGACAATGACCTAAATTCAATAAGAAACACAGGGGTACTACCCGGTGGTTATTCTGTGAATCACTACCTCACTGACCCTGATGCTTTCTTTATCTTGACCTCTGTTACAGAGCAAGGTGATGGTCTTAAAATGTTCCAAAGAAGTGGTATGGAAACTTCTATGGAGCCAGACTTCTCAACAGGTAACATTAGATATAAAGCTCGTGAGCGTTATTCTTTTGGTTTCTCTGATTGGAGAGGCATTTATGGTTCACAAGGTGCATAACTAGAACGATTAGAAATAGCGTTTATAACTCAACTATTTCAGAAAAAGGGCAACTCAGGTTGCCTTTTTTTTTGTTATTTTCTTTGTATAAATACTTGCAAATTCCTACACATTTGATATTATAACCATGTGAGATACATTAATAACAGGAGAAAAACATGAGCCAACTAAAAAATACATACTACATAGGTGCTGGTTGGGGTAACAAAATGTACACTCTTAGACAGAACATTCTGTTTGAAAGGTCAGATGGTTATGTCAGTGAAAGTGATACATATGTCAAAAATCTAAGCACAGACTATGATGAGGCTTATGCAAAAGCTGTCAAATATGCCAAAGAAGATAATATTCGTCTTGAGGCTTCTTTGATTGATGAACTTGACCCTATTGTTAGAAAAACACCAGAATATCACGCAAAAGTCAAAGAAGACTTACAAGTAAAAATTCATGATTTTTTACAAGCTAATCCTGTTTTGGCACAACATTTTGTAACTTATGGTGACGCAGATATTGAAGTGCAAAGAGACATTGGTTTTGCTTTTTATGACATCAAAGACAAACTACATCAGTATGGAAATCTGTCTGTTGCACAAGTTAATTTTTGTATAAAAATGGTAGATAGTTATATCACCAGAAGAGAAAATGCAAAAGTATGGGAAGAGGAAAAGACAAATGCAGAACCAGTGCCTGTTACTGATGAAAGAATACAGTTTACTGGTGAGGTTATCAAAACCACATTTAAAGATTATGTTTTGCCTAATGGTATGCAAACCAGCTCACAAAAATGCACTGTTAAAGACGACAGAGGTTTTGTAGTTTGGGGTGGTGATGTAGGTGAAAAAGGTGACAGGGTTTCTTTCATGGCTACAGTCACTGTGTCAGATAAAGACCCTAAGTTTGGTTTCTTCAAAAGACCTACCAAAATACAACAAATTGAAAAATCTGGAGTAGAAAACAATGGCTAACAAACCAAAAAAAATAGAAATAGTTGGTAGAAGTATTTATCTTTGCTATGAAGATGAAAACACAAATGTTTCACATGAAACAAAAATTTTGCACAAGAAACAATATGTGCGTAGGAAACCAATGGTGGACAAGGCTTGGAAACTTTTGTCAGAAGAGGACTACAGCTTTATAGTTTTAGACCCAACAACACGTTACAAAGAGGGTCAGCCAGTAGATACACACTATAAACAAATATCAATAAGACTAAGTGGTGTAGATACAATTTATCATAAATTTTTGTCTGGCAACTTGATGCGTACATATCACAACCAAGGGTTAGACCCTATGTTACATTGGGGATTTGCAGACGTGTATGGTTGTGACTTGTTGCCCATGGAGAAAAAATTAATTAACGAACATCTTGGAGACTACAAAACATACGAAACATATGGGCTGTAGCTAAACAAAAAAGGAGTATTTATGAAATTAAAAAAATTTAGTCACACAGGTGGAATACAAGGTAGAAGAACTAGAGCACTCAAAAGATTAGAAAAAATTGTAAAGCCAAACGAATCACAACAGAACCAAATTTTAATTTTAAGAAAAAAACTTAAAATTTTATAACAAATCTTAATTTGCTAATCTAAAGCCCTAGTAGTATGATTTTACTACTAGGATTTATTAATTTGAACCTATCGACTGACCTAGCAGACAAGCCAAGACGATAGGGGAATTTCCAAAGGAGGAAATTATGGCAAAATCGACATTTTCAGGACCAGTACGTTCTTTAGCTGGTTTTATTACAGCTGGTAACGCTTCTGTAGTCAGCTTAACAGCAGACACCACACTTACTGTAGCAGCTCATGCTGGTAAAATATTACTTACTAATGATGCAGATGGTAAATTTACTTTACCTAGTATTGTTGCAACAGCACCAAGTTCAGATGACGAACCTAATCAACTTAACAATTTAGGTGCTAGTTTCACTTTTGTTGTAGTAACAGCAGCCACAGATATGGACATTTTGACAGATGGAACAGACAAGTTTGTTGGTGGTGTATATACAGGTGTGGATGATGCAACAGGTAAAACTTTTATATCAGCCTCATCTAATGATGTCATGACCATGAATGGTTCTACAAAAGGTGGAATAGCTGGCAGTATTGTCAGAGTAACTGCTATAGCCTCTGCAAAATATGCAGTAGAGGGTCTAACATTGGGCTCAGGTACTTTAGTTACACCTTTTGCTGACGCATAGGAGTAAACTATGGCAGACACAGTAACCTCACAAACTATTCAAGATGGTAAAAGAATTGCTATCCTGAAGTTTACAAATGTATCTGATGGCACAGGTGAAAGTGCTGTCAAAAAGGTTGATGTATCAGCTTTACAATCAAATAATGGAGTAGCTTGCACCTCTGTTTCTGTAGCTCGTATTTATTGGGCTACAAGAGGCATGGGTGTAAACCTAGAATTTGATGCTAGTACAAATGTTCTTTTGACTGGTTTACCAGCAGATAGTACAGGAGATGAATAC